ACTCCGGATAATCTTTGAATACAATCAACCCGTCTTTATTTTTTCTTGGAGGCATTCTTTATTTAATATAACTAAATGTAAAAAAATGAAAAAATTGATTTAAAATATGTCCTATAAAATTATTACTATATTACCGACAAAATGGAAAACAACATACGGCACGAGATGGAAGGGGGGATAAACAAAACAAAGCTTGTTTATAATAAAAATTTAATAAAACTAGTTGACGAGACACGAAAAACATACAATATGCAAAATGGAACACTTATTGATGAAGAACTCGCAGGAGTATTGCGAGAGCATCTAGATTTGTCTCGCAAAAAAATAGATCTTTGTTATAAAGGGGGGTTTGGTAAACAAGACTACTATGCGTTTATTATATGTCTTTGTTTCGCACAATCTGTTTTAGAAGAGTGTAATGATTGGGAAGATTTTTCAAAAACAAACATAAAACAAAAAGTTTCTATTACGCCAGTTGCTTATGATACTAAATGTTGTTGTGGGCATAATATTAGAGATGTATATAAGTTTGATGGTGACTACGCATCTGCAATTGTTGGAAATGTTTGTGTGGAGAAAAGTACCATTACAAATTCATCTGTTAAAGAAAAAGTAAAAATTCTAAAAAAAAAAAGGTCAAAGGACAAGTCCCTAGCCACAAGAAGAAAAAAAATCGCCGAAGAAGACAAAACACAAGAATGGTATAAAACCGCAAGACGCTGTCTCGGGACAGATGATAGAATATGCAAGACAAAAATTTTGCGCAAAGAACCTTACTGGAAAACAAGATGTATTTCGTGTTATAAAGATTGCAATACCAATACTACTAATACTGATACGAATGAAAGATGTTGTATTGGGACTGGTGATAGAATATGTAAGAAAAAAATTTCATGCGAAGAGCCGGAGTGGAAGAAAAGATGCAAATTATGTTATAAAGAACACAAGAAGAGAGAAGACTGCGACGACATAAGTGACAATAAAGAGGAGTCCGATAATTTCTGGGAGGACGTGTTGGATTCATTTGATTGTCAAGAACACCCACATGACGTTCCTGCGGGGACGCGTCAACATTGTTATTGGACAGATGGCATTGAAATTCGTCGTGTAAAACAATCAGATGGCACATGGAAGTACAATTGTGTTTAGATTAGATTTACTATCTCATAAAATTATTAGACGAGTTTTACAAAATTACTTTATACATAATAGAGCTTGTACAATTTGCCTGCGAACGAGCGACATACTGTATGTGACATTTTGAGAGTTGTTTTATACTCGTTTTGGATGGGTGCTCGACACAGTGAACATAAAATATCGACAGGCTTGAGTTCATTCTTGCGATAATAGACTATTTGGGTTTCGAGGCATTGAAAGCACGAGATATGAGAGCATTCATGCATACAGATGACGTCTACTTCGCCCATTTCTTTAAAGCATATTGGACACTCCCATTGAGACATGTTCGTCGTTGGTTGCGTCTATGGTTGGCAAAGCATTTTCAATTTTTGTCTCGTTCCTTGTATCTGGGCGTCTTGACTCATTGTTTAATATAATATGGTTTATCCGAGTTACCATTTATTTTTTTTAACATTAATTCGAGGTCCACTACTCTTTTTAGTATAAGAACTTGGGTCATATGACTCTTCTTCATCATCGGAACCAATATTCTTAGACAGTTCCCAGAACTCTTTAGAACCCAATCTGAAATCTTTTTGTGCCTGCGCTTTGTACCAAAAGATTTGATCTTGCAATTTATTTGACTTGGCGTTATTGTTAATGACCAAACACTCATAATTTTCGGTGCACTGATCCATTACTTGGCAAAATGACTCAAATGTTGGAAACATACCTGCATAATTTTCATAAATACGTTTACGATTCGCAATGTATGGTTCACGCAGTATAAACACATAATCAATGTTGGTTCTTAGTGTGGGTGGAATACCCAACGGATATTGCATAGTAATGATAAGCATGATTTTCCAATGGCGGCCATTCATGAAGAGAAGACGCATAAGTTTGTCTTTTGACCAAGAGTTGTCATATAGACAGTCATCCAAAATAACGAATGCTCGCGGATCAATATTGCACCTTTTATATGTGGCAAGCTGTTTATTCACTTGTTTTAGAACAACTTTTTGTCTTTTCAATATGTTAGCAATGATGGATGAACTATATTCATCATGGATAAACAATTTAGGAATATGCTCGCTGTAAAATCCGTTCCCTGCCTCTGTTCCTGAAATCACCGTGCCAAGCGGAATATCCTTATGATGAAATAATAAATCGCGAACTAAGAAACTTTTTCCGGTATCTCTCCTTCCAATCAACACGACCACAGGACCTTTATTTTCCTCTTTCTTGAATGTAATATGACTCATACTAAATTTTTTAAGTTCGAGTGTCATTCTTTATATATAAATAACAAATTTAAACATGGGAATTTACGAACACAATATTAATGAGTTTAAAACTATTAATAATATTATAACAATAGTAAAATTAATCTAACATGCTAAAACAAGAGTTGTTATATAATAATCTTAATAGTATATCAAATAATGAGTTTGAGAATATAGTAAAAACTAAACTGCCAGTTGAGCATAGTTTAAACATTCAAATCGAAAAGGAGGTCAAAGAATATAAATCACGAATTGATGAAAACTGTTTTGAAATCATTGACCAGAACGATAATGTTAGAGAAGTATTTGTGAAATACATAACATTGGTTGATTTTTTGAAATACTTGACTGGAAAGTATAAACATGAAGACTTGACCATATTGCCAGATATGCAAGAACTGGATGATGAAAGCCAATACAAAAAGTATATATATAATAAAAATAACTACGCATATGTAGATAGCCTCTTTTATTATATAAGTGGTAAAATGAAAAACGAACAAAATTTCTTACACGGAATTGAATGTTACGATATGTTTATTTGTCAAAAAAAAAATTGTCGCATCAACGTATCAGATGATCTAGAATATTTATGTGAGTCCAAGTACTTTACTCAGAATTTAGGAAAAAATTTCAAATTTGAAGATAATGAAGCAAATGATATTTTTCAGCAGAACAGAAAAGAAATATTAAATATTGAAGAAAATAGTCATCTTGAAATAGAGGTTGAAACTATAAATGAAAATGAATCTGATATTATCAATAATAGTCTCGTGGATAAAGTTTCGGAATCACTAAATAGTGTAGATAACATATTCCTAGATGATAATGAAAGAAACGAGGAATCGCCTTTGATATTGAAATATCACAGCAATAGTCACGATACTTTAAATAATGATGATAGTGAAGAAGACCCGAATTATGATAGTGAGGAGGATGAAGAGGATGAGGAGAATGAGGAGGATGAGGAGGATGAGGAGGATGAGGAGGATGAGGAGGATGAGGAGGATGAGGAGGATGAGGAGGATGAGGAGGATGAGGAGGATGAGGAGGATGAGGAGGATGAGGAGGAAGAAGAAGAGGAGGATGATGAGAATGAGGAGGAAGAAGAGGAGGATGAGGAGGAAGAAGAAGAAGAGGAGGATGAGGATGAGGATGAAGAAAAAATGTATTTATTATTAAATAAATTTCCTACACAAGTTGTTGTTATTGAAAAATGTGAAAATACATTAGACGAATTGCTGGATGAGGGTGAAATAAAACTCGAGGAGCTAGAAAGCGCCATCTTCCAAATAATCACGACATTATATGTCTACCAACAAAAATATAAATTCACACATAATGATCTACATACAAACAATATAATGTATTCAGAAACAGATATACAATTTTTACGTTATAAAATTCAGGGGAAAACATACAAAATACCTACATTTGGTAAAATTTACAAAATTATTGACTTTGGACGAGCAATTTATACCTACAATGATACATTGTTATGTAGTGACAGCTTCTCTAAAAATGGCACGGCGCATACCCAATACAACTTCAAACCTTTTTACAACGACAAGAAACCAATAGTTGAACCAAATATGAGCTTTGATTTATGCCGCCTTGCGTGTAGCATTTTTGATTTCGTATGTGATGATATCAACAACGTAAGTGAATACAGAAATGTAGCGCCGATTTACGACATGATTTTCTCTTGGTTATATGACGATAATGGTGAAAATGTTCTTTATAAATCAAATGGGGACGATAAATATCCTGGGTTTAAGTTGTACAAAATGATATCCAGAATTGTTCACGCCCACATTCCAGAACATCAATACAAACACAAAGTAATGGAGAAATACATAATACCGGATGTTTGCCAACAAGACGCATTGGAACATTTTATGGATATTGATGATTTGGTTTCTTAATATCTGCGTCGCCCAACATACATTTAATATAACTATTATATAGTTTCTTGTTCAAAACGACGTAAAAATAATCCCCACCATTTTGCAAGTATGATTCCAGATGTTATTGGAACAACAAATCGTGTAAAAGAAGATCTGGTATACATAACAACACTCGTAGAAATATGAATAATATGCGCGTTCAAGACCATCATGCACAAAATAATACTAAACTGAATTTAATATTACATAAATTAAACAACATCAAAATGGCAATACATAGTTAACGCGTAAAACAAATGTGAAATCAGAAAAATCATCTGCTCCGAAATCCGCTAGAATCGTAAAAGCATCTAATGTTGAAAAATGTTAAAAGATTATGAATCAAAACAATAATCTATCTAGACTAACTCTCGAAAAACAGAATCTCCTAATGCAGCGAACAGTCTAAACCGGTTGATGAATCAGAATTGAGGATCGTTTGTAAAAACTGTCGTTGATCTTGCCGACTCAAAGGATATGAAATTGCTACGAAAAATCAAAACTGCGTAAGCAACAATCCCTACTAAAATACTATCTTTAAATATTCTTTTTTTTGGAACTCTATTTTTTTCTATCACTATTTTTACTATATAGTGCACAAGCGATATACATATTGCTAAAAACAAGTTACTATTCAATACTTCCATATATGTTATTTATTATTTAAAAAAATGATAAATAACGAAAATTTCAAACAATTAGCTAAATAGCCAACTCTTCAATTCCAAGATCAATAGGCGGTTCACTACCAATTATTTGTGTTTCATCATTAATACTATCAAAGTCTAAGTTTATTTCTTCAATCTCATTCGTATTTTTAACAGCTTGTTTGTTCAAATCTTCATCCACAACTAATGGAACATTATCGCCGATTACTAACTTATTGTCTATTTCATCATACTCAGATGTTTCTTGTGCATTATCTTCAAACGTAATGGACTTATTTTGCAAACTTTCGTCTTCCAATAATTCTTGCGAGGTTAGTAATTCACTGGTATTGATAGATTCGTTGGTCGCCGCGCTGTCAGATGGAGGAATGTCCGTGTCATCGCCAGGATTTAAAACAACAGGTGGTTCGGAAACCAACGGTGGAATAGAATTGCTTTCATTTGTTTCTGTGGAGCGAGGCTCGTTTTCTCCATTGTCACTATCAACATTTTTTTCTTCAACTACCTTCTCAGTCTTTTCAACATCAACCTCTTGGGTTTCGTCAATATACTGTTTCAACAATTGTTCAACCGGAATATTATCACGAATAGTATTCATAATGCAAGTCTGAACAATAATTTCAAACTCACGATTGTGCTTTTGTTGTTGTAGTGGAGTTGCATCAATTTGAAACAAATATATATTTGAATACAGCTTACGTGCTATATTAATGTAGACATTGTGCAAGAAAATTTCAAAACAAGGAATGTCAATATCAATCTTCTTATTTTGATTTCCAGTGCGAACACAGCTGAGAATCTTTAGTTGGAGAATGTGAACACAAGTAATTAAGTCCTCCAAATATTTACATTTGGAACATTTTTTGATTCGCTCAACTTCAGCATCCACCATATTTTGATTCCACTTTGGGATCATCGATAAGTAGTTTTGAAACGTCATTAAATATTTTTCAGCCTCATCATTTTTTTCACAGACTTCCATTGCCTCCCTAAATATTGAACGAAATCCGTCTATAATATGTCCTGATAAAACATTCATCAAGCGAATAGACCATTCAGACTTGGAATCGTTTAGTAAATTTGAATTGTAATCATCCATTTAATAATAATCATATATTTCAATTTCTATATTATTACGAAATACAACCAATAAATAAAAAATAGAGAATAAATCATTGCATAAATTCCTATTTATTTTTCCCAAGACGAGATAGAAATTTTGATAATTTGGGTTATGTCTTAATTTTTGGAATATTTCAAAACAATAAAAATTATGATTATGAAATTCAACACTTATTTTATAAATTTCTAATAGTTGGTTTTCTTCTTTTGTTTTTATCAAACGTTCGTATCTATCCATAAGGGAATTGTATTTACTGTAATTAAACTTGCATATATTATTATACAAATTTTTATTCTTATTTTCATTGATATAAATGTGTGCGAATCGTGAAGACAGTGGATTGAGCAACCGATACTTATTTTCACAAATAAAAATAAATCGGGTCGTTTTACTGTACTGCTCAATTGTTCTTCGGAGACTATATTGGGAATCATACGTCAAGTTGTCCGCATGTTCAAGAACGATTGTTTTGAAATTGACGTCTTGCGCTTTATTGAGAATTTGCATAGAAAACAATTTAATATGTTCTTTAATTATTTTTATGCCATTAGTTGAAAGACAATTAATGGTCAATACGTACTTGTTTCTTTTTTCACTCGTTTTATATATTTTTTTTATAAAAGTCTCAAATATTTCTTCCTTTCCACACATGTACGGTCCATAAAATAAAATGTTTGGAATACTGTCTTTTTTTACAAAATTATTCAATTTTGTTTTGACCTTCTCCATTTTTCTTTCAATTAAGTGTGTGTAGTTATTTAATATTTTATAACTTAATAATATAAATAATTAGCATGAGTAATATTCCTGAGAATTGTATTTTTAATGAAATCAAAATGACTCGCCAAGATGTAAATCCGAAATATTTTTCAGAATTATTTCACAATTTATACAATAATGTGATTTTCTCAACATTCCCTTATACATTATATAAGGAACAAGATTCTGAAACGTGCATAAACAAATATAACAGTGGAAATTGCATTGCGTTGTCTAAATTTATCAAAAACTATTTACAAAACAATTACAAGATTGAAAGTTATATAATTGCAGCAAGTGTTCCGGATTGTTTCAAAACTCTCGGCACCCCGCACTTGACTCATTGCGCAATTATAATTCCATTCTCTACAGACGAATTTTATATCTTTGACGCGGCATTATATTTTTTAAAGCCGATGTATTGTAATTTAAAAAACAACATCCAAAGGACAATACAAATGGCTGATGTATATCAGTATAGTGTGCGTAACATGAGTTATATTATTACAACATGCAAAGATTGTCGTTTAGACAATAATTATAACCAAATATTAAAACCAAACTCCTTGTGTGTTTCATGTTTTTTTGAAGACGAT